CTGGTTCACGTTGTTCACGATGAACTGATTGCGGAAGTTCCTGATGAACACGCTGAAGAAACACTGGCTCTAATGCTTGAGACAATGCGATGGGCCGCAACGTCTTTGTTTGAAAATATACCTCAACGTGGGCTTGTCGAAGGTGACATCGGTAAGACTTGGGGCGAGGCAAAGTAGTAAGGTATTAATTGATGTCCGCGTTATATAAACAGAACACTTCCGTATTCCGCAACGAATTTGCAGAAAGTATTTTTCATCACAAGTACAGCCATGAGGGCGCAGACACATGGGAAGAATTATCTAACACATTGGTCGATGATGTCTGCGGCAGTGTTCTTCCACAGTCCGAAGTGGATCAACTGAAATGGATGATTGCGACTATGCGTTTCATCCCCGGCGGACGTTATCTATACTACGCTGGCCGTCCCGCAAAGTTTTTTAACAACTGTTATTTGCTTCGCGCCAAAGAGGACACCCGTGAAGAGTGGGCCGCTGTGGCTCAGAGAGCCATGTCATGTCTGATGTCTGGCGGTGGCATTGGTGTGGACTATTCTATACTGCGTGGCAAAGGCGCACCACTCAAGCGGACTGGCGGTGTAGCATCAGGCCCGATTGATTTAATGACAGCCATCAATGAGATTGGTCGGCGTGTAATGCAGGGCGGTAGCAGACGTTCAGCTATTTATGCATCTCTGAACTGGCAACACTCAGACGTTGAAGCGTTCTTACGTGCTAAAGATTGGAAGTCTATGCAAGTCGCTGGCACAGACAAGACTGTGGCTGATTTGAAAGAAGCTGACTTTAATTATGCGGCCCCACTAGACATGACTAATATATCTGTCAACTGGGACACCAAGTTCTTAGAAGATTATTGGCGCACTGAGAAATTACCAGAGTTGTTCTATGACAACACACGTCAGGCTCTATCATCAGCGGAGCCGGGGTTCAGCTTTAATTTCTTCGAGAACGAGAACGAGACATTGCGTAACGCATGTACAGAAGTCACGTCTGAAGATGATAGTGATGTCTGTAATCTTGGCTCATTGAACATGTCTAGAATAGAAGACATTGCTGAGTTCCGTCAGTGTGTAGAACTGGCTACCAAGTTCCTGATTTGTGGCACACTTAAAGCACAGCTTCCATATGATGAAGTTTATAAAGTCCGTGAAAAGAACCGCCGTCTTGGTTTGGGTCTCATGGGGATGCATGAGTGGTTGTTACAGCGCGGACAGCAGTATGAAGTCACAGAAGAGATGCACCGCTGGTTGCATGTCTACAAGTCTGTGTCTGACCATGTGGCAAAGAAATCAGCAGATGAGTTGGGCATAAGCAGACCGGTCAAGGTTCGCGCCATTGCACCAACTGGTTCTATCGGAATCTTGGCCGCTACCACCACAGGCATCGAGCCACTGTTTGCTGTTGCATATAAGAGACGATATCTGAAGGGCGGTAGCAAGTGGCACTATCAGTATGTTGTAGATGCGGCGGCACAAGCTGTGATTGACCGCTATGATATCCAGCCAGAAAAGATTGAGAGTGCGTTGGATTTGTCTGCCGACTATGAACGCCGCATGGCATTCCAAGCAGACGTGCAAGATTATGTAGACATGTCTATCTCAAGCACAATCAATCTACCGTCATGGGGTTCAAAGTTGAACAACGAAGACACAGTCCGTCCGTTTGCAGAGACCCTTGCGAAATACATGCACCGTCTACGTGGCTTCACTTGCTACCCAGATGGTTCGCGTGGTGGACAGCCTTTGGTCTCTGTCGATTACAAAGAGGCAAAGAGCAAACTGGGTGAAGAGTTTGAAGAAGCTGTCGAGACCCATGACATCTGCGATATCACAGGACATGGTGGTAGCTGTGGTGTCTGATAAAGAACCTCTAAGATATTACGATTGGATGCTTTGGAAAATGAGACAGCTTGATAAAGACTTGATTGATAACCCCCTGCATTACACGCAGGGGGACATCGAATGTATCGATTACCTCAAAGACAGCATGGGGCTGGTTGGCTTTTCATACTTCTGTGAAGGCAATGCCAAAAAATACCTACACAGGTTTCGCCATAAAAATCAAATTCAAGACTTACAAAAGGCGGCGAAATATCTTGAGTGGCTTACTGAAACATTAGAAGAGATAGAAGAAGATGAAGATTTACCACAACTGGAATTGTTTTAAATGCGTGGCTTTGTTGCTTCTAAATTCTTTTCTCTTTCATCGTGGTCAAACATATAGTCTTCAAGGATACGTAACGTGTCGGCTCTAGGGTTCCAATCAGGTGTAAACATTTTGGCTAAAGTGCCGGGGCCAAGCCCACAATTACGGGCTAGGCCGTGTGGTGTAAAACCTCTTGCTGTTACCCAAGTCCGAACCTTCTGTAGATATATATCTATAGCGTATGTCCGCATCTCAAGTTTCTTAAAGTCTTCGTCAGTCATCTATAATTACCAATCTATATTGACTTTATAATATAAGGACCACATTATAATGTTGTCAACAAGTTTCGTTACAACCAAACAAGCGGCTGAGTATTTGGGTATAAGTACGTCTACGCTATATAGCTGGACAAAGTCTGGCCGTCTAGAGGGGGTTGCTTTTAGGTTCGACAAGGCTTGGAGATACAAACTAGACAAACTTACAGACTGGACAAATGAAGGAGAATATAAATGCCAGCCTACCAACGTGGTAAAACTTGGTACGCTTCCTACCAAATCAACGGAGTTAAGTACCGAAAAGCAACTGAAGCAACTTCTAAACGCGAAGCGGAGCGCATCGCGGAAGAGTTGCGACATGCTGAAATAGCGGGTCAAAAGAGAAGAGCCTCAGACGTTTCATTCTCTGAAGCCATGCTCACATTTCTGAGCGACTACTGTGGTGTGACCTTTATAAATAATGAAATAGACTTTCGCGAAAGACGTGTTCGCTGGGGTACGGCTGACCGGTACATTACCAGTAGCCGTATGCTTACACCGTTTTTTGGAGAGATGTATCTTTCAGACGTACAAACAACGGATATCAAGGCTTACGCTATGGCTAGACGTGAGACCGGTGTGACTGACGCAACCATTCTAAGAGACATACGTTTGCTCAGTAAAATGTACAACTACTGGGTCAGTGAAAGACCCGACAGGGTCAAGTATAATCCAGTGGCATCATTCGATAGCAAACAGCTAAAGGATAGTGAAACACGGATTAGATATCTGACCCATAATGAAGTAGACCATCTACTCAACGTAGCTAAACAATCTTTTAACAAAGACTTGTATCATCAGATTACTTTTGCTTTGGCTACCGGACTTAGATGGAACGAACAGTTTAGTTTGAAATGGGATATGGTACGTGACACAGCAAAAGGTAAAGAGTTGTTTCTGCCATCAGAACTAAACAAAAATAAAAAATACAGAAAGGTTCCTTTGACTTCTGAAGCAGTAGAAGTTTTGGAATATTTACACAGTCAGCCACTCTGTATGCGTGGCTTTGTGTTCTATAACTCAGACACAAGCGACCGTGTATGTAGCAACCGTACCGCATGGGAGACGTGTCTAGACAACAGTAAAATAACGGACTTTGTCTGGCACGATTTACGTCATACGTTTGCTACACATGCCCTTGCCAAGGGCTTGCGTATCGAATATGTATCAGAGATTTTAGGACATTCTGACATCTCTATCACACAGAAGTACGCACACATCTTGCCCTCTGAATTGCACGATGCAGTCAGAGGACTGACACAAGGACTGACACACACGCCGGTCTTTGCAAGCTAAGTTATTGAAATGATTTATTTATCACTATACAAACATGGGTCTCCAAAACCGGGTGTTGCAGGTTCAAGTCCTGTCACTCCTGCCAAATTGTATAGTGAGTACAATAACTTAGCTGATTTACCCAATTTGGGTAAAATGTACTGTGTCCGTCATATTTCGCATATTTCGCAGATATGACGGACACACAAACGGACACAGCTAAAAGAGGTAACAATGAATTACTCACAGACTATGGATTGGTTATTTAATCACTGCGTTAATATCTTGAATGTAGCGGCACAACACATCGGGATGACATACAATGAAATCAACATATGGATTTTTGTCATCATTGAACCGTTGGTGTTTGTCTGTATGTGCTATTATATTCTAAGACTTAGACACAAGATTAAACAGCACGAACTTAGCCGAGAGGCAACCCCATACTACGTCCCGCACTTGCCGCTCTCTTCTGTCGAAGCGACTGCTCGGCGGCTTCAGAAATCATAGCTGAGATATCTGCGAAAGACGGTTGTGATGGTCGAGAGAGAGGTCCTGTTACTGATACAGTTGTTGGCTGAGTTGATACCATTCCTGCTTGAGAAGGTATACTAATTTCAATTGGCACTGAATTAGAACCACCTTCAGGTAAAACAACGCCGCCAAACATACGAGCGGCACCATAGAGGCGGTCACCTATACCGCCTCTATAATCTTGCATAGGGTTCAACCGGCTAAACACATCACTCATAGTAGCTTGTCTACCCATCGGATTACCAAACTCATCTTGTTGGTTGAAGTCGTAGCTATCCAAGATAGTGAATGAACCGTCTGGATTTACCCTGACATCAAACTGACCTAGCACTGTCTTCAACGCACCAACGTCTGAGAACTTACTGCCTCGGCCTGTGACTACGTTACCTTCTTTGAAGTATCTGTTCAGGGCAGGGTAGTCCACACCATATGTGCCGGGTTTTTTACCAGCATAGTTTGCTTGAACAAAGTCTGTTAGCGCACTCATCATACCTTGGTTGAAGTCATCTTCTGTATATTTTTCTGAGCGCATGGAATCTGGTAACGCGGCACGGCCTAATGAACGTAAGAATGTAGATGCTTGTTGAAAGTTTGCCATTACCTGTTATCTCCGGACCCGGATAGTTTGTTACGCTCCGCTCTCGATGCCAGCTTGTCTAGGTTCATAGTGGCAATCAGGTTAAGTTCCATGTCTATGTCTGCCGCAATGTTTGCGATATACCACAGTACGTCACCAAGCTCTTTTGCAAGCTCAACTTTCTTTTCTTCTGTGAATACGCCGCCTTCATCTCTAATAACTTTCTTTACTTTCTCTGCTACCTCGCCAGCTTCGCCTACCAAACCCAGTGTTGGGTACAGTATCTTTGCATTGTCTGGATAGATGGCTGTCTCTATGGCATCTTCCTGATACTCTGTCATATCCATTTATTTTTTTTCCTTTTTCAGACTGTTGTCTGCACTTGAACCAAAGTAGTAAGCCACGACTGTTGACGCTGTCCCGCCAAGCCAACCTACTGCAATGTTGATAAATCCTATGTCTGCATCAATACCACCGGGCCAGAATGTAACTGCACCGATGTAACCAAAGAAAGATACAAGGGTCATGATAGCCAGCACAGAAGGAACATGATCACCCATCTCTGCCTGTCTACGTCTAGCACTGTCTCGGTCTTGCATGTTTATTCTTGCGAGGTCTATGTCTAGCTTTTTCATTTCTGTCTGAAATTCAAGCTCTGCATTCTTCAACATGGCTAACTGTTCCGGGGATGCGCCCGTAACCGCAGAGATAATCTCTTGCTCAGTCGCATCAGACTTGCCTAGCAATGACGTAGCCAAAGTCCGTGCGGCTACGCCACCCATCGGCCCACCTAAAGCGGTGCCAATAGTAGGTGCCACAACACCCAGAACTTCTTTAGCGGTTTTCCAAATATCCATGTTAACCTCTAACTTTTCTAGCTTCCCAAACAATCCATCCGAAGAAACATATGAGGCTAGTAAAAACTGTGACCAGTACACCGGCCATGATAATCTCTTTTATCTCTTCTGCCCTTTTTTGTTTTCGATGCTTTTCTTCTAATCTTTCTTTTCTTATTTGCGCTCTAAGTCTAACCAGTTCATTCCAACCATTGACGCCTCTTGTGGCGTATATTATTTGCCGAAGGGCATCTTCCATATCTTCAGCTTTTTTCTTAGCGATAAAAGTTTGCAGAGCTTGCTCTTCAACAGACCCACGGCGTTTTGATTTTTCTGAATTATGTTCATCGTTAATTTGGTCAATAGCTCCCCAGAGCTTACCGATGTCACCAGCAAGCGATTGCAAATCTTTTCCCACACTGACACCAGTTTTAATCGCGGCGAATGCGGCAGTAGCAATTGTAATCGGGTCCATATTTTATTCCCAAGGTTGAACATTAGCCCTTTCTCTTCTTTCTTCCCTTTTTAGACGAAACCTTCGCGGCAGGAGTGTTTCGCACAAACTGTTTTCTTTTGCCTGAAGCCTTCTTCTTTTTTGCTGTTGCCGCTCTCTGTGCCTTTGTAAGGCTCCTAGCTTTCGCGAGTGGTAGACAACGGTCTGGGTTCTTTTTATTCTTTGATGTGCCGCATGGCCCCTTGATACTTCCATCAGTTCCAATACGCACCCAATTCTGTTTCACCCATTTCTTTAGCTCTCCCATTACTTTTTCCTTTTGCGCTTGGACTTTTTACCTTTTGCGCCTTTGGCATAGTTAGGGTCTTTACAATATTTAGAAGCGGCCATGTTTGCATACGCTGATGGATACCGGTCAAAGGTACGCTTTGCCCAAGCTATACCAGCCGCGCATATTTTATTTGGCCGCTTCATTTTCTTTTTACTTGCCATTCTTATGAACCTTCTGAATGGTAAAAGCCGCAGACAAAGAAGACCCCGGATGTTTTTTATATCCACCCGGTGGGTTCTTCATAAGTTTGAAGGACTGGCCAGACTTCATCCAATGAAACCCAGCCGGTGCTTTGACATTCTTAGTAGCCATAACCGCCCTTTTTCTTCTTCTTTTTCTTTTTATGCATCATGATTTCACCTCATTGTTTGATTGAGAACAGCCAGCTACGCACATCAAATGCGGGACATTGCTTCTGCACATCTGGTAAATCCCTATGTCCAAGGACCTCTGCATCTGGGTAACTAGCTTGTAATTCGTCTACTAGTCCTTCCAGACTTTCCCATTGTTGTGGCGTGAAGTTATCTTCAGCCTCATCATCTTCGCCTCTACCACCTACTAGACACACACCTATAGACACTGAGTTGAAACCAGCGGCGTGTGCGCCAGACACGTCTATGTCTCGTCCTGTCTCAACCGTACCGTCCCGGCGAATAACTTTGTGATACCCGATGTCTGACCAGCCGCGCTCTTCGACATGCCATTTGCGAATATCTTCCGCGCCGATGTCCATGGTCTCATAGGTATCAGCACAGTGGATGACTATGTATTCTGTCTTAGACCTTGGTTTCATTTGTCAGATGTTTCCTTCTTGCACCTGTTCACATAGTTTTGCCCTGACGCGGGACATAGGTATGTTTTTGTGAATGGTAAATTCTATTTCTTTTAACCTTTTCTCACAGTCTTCTTTTTTTAGGTATGGGCCTTCAGTATCGTGTGCCACCAAACATTGATGCCCTCCGAAAGCTATCCAACAAAAGAAAACAGAGGCGGTAAACATCACTTTCTCCTTGAGCCTTTTGGCGGTGATTTTTTACTCCCTTTCGGACCCGACCATAAAGTTTTACAAGCCCAATAACGGGCAGTCAGTTTTGATGTAGCTGTCTTACAATTATGTCTAGCTTTGAAGTTGGCTCTAGCACCGGCACTATAGTTATGTCCGTAACCTTTTGCGCCGAACTCAATCACACGCATTTTGTCGCCTTCTTTTGCGAGGACCCGCATCTTCTTTTTGCTAGATGATGGCGCACGTTTAGGCTTATTCACTCCGGGAAAGCGTTCACCTCTGTACACTACCCCGGACTTTGTTCTGGTGAG